GAATATGCCATTGTTTATTCCTCTATGCTATTTACTACAGTCCAACCTAGTTTGAATAAATCTTCACGAATTTCATCAGTTACTACGCTTTCAGGAACATATTTGTCTAATATTGCAATACGTTCTAGTTGTTCAGGAGTGAATTCTTTTTGTTCTTGTTCTTTTCCATAGCTATTATTTTTTATGCCACTGCAGTACCAATCTATGTAATCACCATAGCCTAACATATCAGCAACTATGCCACCGGCATGTCTCCAACTGCAACTCCAAGTTTGTCCTTTCAGTATGGGCCAAACTGAATTGCGTTGAAAGTCATTGTTACATAATGCTGCATATATGTTTTGTGCATAGCTTTCACTTGCCTGTGCTTTTTTAATTATCCATTCAGTACTGCGTAGATCGTATTCTAGATTATTCTGTTGCCAATCAGGATCTACAAGATTTTCTGCATCTTGCTCTCGCCAAGTCTTGTACATTTCAACGTATGATGGATTAGGTAACTTGCCTTCTTCTTCGCAACGTTTAATATACCTCTCTTTTTGAAAGGTATGGCGTTCTGGACTACTGCTTATGTTTTTTGTCATAGAATACGTGATTACCAATTTGTTTAACTTTACGATAGGGCCAGCTTGAATCTATCTCAGCACTTAAGTTGTGAAAGAATAAAGTACTTCTGGGTATTACCTCTTGATACATATCATATGTTAACACATTGTAAGCTACAAGTAAACTAGATTGGTACTGTAGCGAATGTGTGTTTGGGTTATCTTTGCCTTCGCATACCCAACTAAACTGACACACTCTGTGTTCTTCATCATCGCGGGTAATTACAGTAGATTGGTATACAACTTGGCAAGGATTTTTTCCAAATCCTGCATGTATCCTATTCATCACTACACGTGCAACTGCTGCCTTTCCTTCTGTGCTTTCATTGCCAGCTTCATAGTATATGTTTTTAGCCAAACATACTACTTGTCTAGGATCGACTTTTGCTACTATTTTATTTAATTGCTCACTGCCAATATCTTTAGTAGCAAAAATAGCTAGAGTTAATAAAAAAGGCAGGAGCAGGTTTTTTAAAGTTATGTTCATATTACATTGTCCAACAATCGCAATTGCAAACTGTGATGTGTGCTACTGCTTGACTAGGCGTCATTAAACTTGGTAATGACAACACGTTCAATACACTTAAATTATCGGGTATTAATGTAGTGTAAGGACTACCTGCCAAACTACCAGGGGTAGTAGGTGCTCCGGTTACTATGGGTAATGATAGTAACGCAGGATTGGGAGCTACGTTGTTACTGTCTGGTGCAGGCAGATTATTTTGATTTTGGGGCAACACAGACAACCCCATAATTTGTGCCACTGTTGCACCTGTTGGTGGTGGCAAGGTCAAAGAGGTAGGTTGTACTATGTTGTCTGGAACTAGCCCGGCTAATGCCATGCGTTGTGTGTTTCTTTCTTCACGCATACTACCAATCAAACTATTACCTGCCAGTGTCGTTGTGTTAGATATATTTTCTAAAACCATAGCAGGACCATTGGTTTGTGTTTGTGCACTATATATTTTTAAATTACCTAAAAAATTATTTGTATCATTACTTGATGTAGTTAATGCAGAAATGTAGGGTAGTGCAAATGATCTTGCATTTTGTTCTTGAGTTAACAATGTACCTATCAAGTTATATATTGTGTTAATCTGTGCAGCCACATGTGGACTGGTTGACTGTATACTTGCTATCTCTGTGTTAGCTTGATTTATATAGGTTGATAACTGTGCATCACTGTAACTTGAAGGATTACCGGTTAACAAATTGTACATGTTTTGATATATGGAGGCTAACGTGGTAGTTTGTAAATTTAAAATAAAACTTCGTAGTTCTTCCCATGGATAACGTAGATTGGTCATGCAACCAAAATAATCAGTCATTTGATATAGACCATTAACTCCTGATCCCTTAGCAATAACACTCAATCCACTAGTGGCGCTTGAAATATCAGTGGGTACGCTTGTGCCGTTGACCCCTAGTGCACTTACATTTTCTAAATTGGTTACCACTTGTGCAAATTTTTCAATATTTACCGCTTGTATTTGTTTAATCTGCATCATGCTGGTGCCAAATGCATCTGCAGCAAATGCTACATGCGGTGGCATGATGCCGGCCAATCTTGCACCATAGTTAAATGACGAGTTGAAGTTGACACCTGTGCCCACATAGATAAAATACTGCGTTTTACTGTTGGTAGACAGTTGTGTTGAATTGTACGAGGGAACGGTCAGAGTTTGATAGCTGGTGGGGAACAGTTTACTAGGGTCTAATAAATCAGCTAGAGAATTTAAGTTTGGAGTTTGACAATTTAACGGTACCAAAATATCTGCTAAATCTTGTCCCAATATGAGAGTAAATGCATTGTATATATAGGTGCGTTGTTGTGTGGTAGGCGTTTGGCCATTTAGTATATTGAGAACATCGCTGGTTGTTAACCCACTAGCCAGCAACGCCAAGTTTACCGCTTGTGTCATTGCCTGGTTCTGTTTAATAGTGCGTAACAAATTTTCTGGATTGCCGAAAGTACTAATAGTACTCAGATCAATAGCACGTCCAGATGCTACTAAATCTTGTCCCCAAAATAGTGTACTGGTACTTACTCCTGTAATATCACCAGATATTAAATCATCCATGTTGCTATAACTTCCATCTAGAAAACTAGACGAATCTACAAATGCCTGTATTGTTGCATTTGCCTGTTTCATGCTACTGTAACAAGCGTTATATGTACTTAAAAAATCACTATAGCTTCCGTTATTGATGTGGAATTCTTGATAGGCTTGTAGAGGAAATAGTGATAGAAATCCATAACTAGTGTATGCACTTGCGATACCTTTTGCTATTTCACTAGCCCAGGGTCCGGTGTATGTAATGGGCTTCATGTTACCCAGCGCTGGGATCGTGCTGGCGCCTATCGTGATTAAATTTCCGTACACACCTGCAGATATGCCCTTGGTGTGTGCTGCGCTAATAGCATTGGTCAAAGAAGCCAGTGCTGTGCCATTGACCACACTGCCAGCGGTATAAGTGCCCGGGGCAGTGCTAGTACCTATGTGTGTGGTTGCATCAGGATTTATATTTAATCCTGTATTTTGTAGCAGTCCGCTTAGTGCGTTAAGATTTAGTGGTGTTAAACTCATGGTACAAAAATATCAGGGGAACCCTGAACTATGCTATGTCCACAACTGTTTCCTGATCCAACTCTAAGTACAGGAACACCCTCTGCAAATACAGTTGGACTACCCTCAGTAGTTTGTGCATTATCGTGCGGGGGATGTGGATTACCCCACGGAGCATGAGGAGTTATTCCACTTACGTGCAATCCTACCTCGATTCCATTTGCAATAACAGTTGCGGCACCTCTAATGATTTGCCCACCTGGTTCGTCCTGATCTCCCTTACGACTTAATTTTGGCATCCTATTCCATAATAATTTTTTTATCGGGCAATTGAATTCCCGCAGTCATGGCTAAATACTGATCTTTTGTGTTAGCTTCTGTATAACCATAAAAACTGATACTGTTAGTATTTATTCTGATTTCTTTGTCAGGATCTACGGTAAACATGCTGGGAATTAAACTCATTCCCTTACTAGTTTGAGCAATGCTCAATGGATCACTGATAGTGATTGTATCTTGGTGTTGTTCAATAACCTTAGCTACCAATTCTTCTCCACTATTAATTTTAATTGTGTAAACGGTGTTTAATTCAAATTTCATTTTAATTTTTCTTTTAACTCTGTAAACCCACCCACATACTCGCCATCTAGAAAGATTTGTGGTAGGGTCCTAGCAGTTGGTACTGCTTCTAATAACTGTACTTTAGTGTACGTACCATGCATGATATTTCTTTCTTCATACTCAATGCCTTTGCTTTCTAGCAGTGCTTTTGCTTGTGTGCAATAGGGACATTGATCTTTTGACCATACGATTGCTTTTGTCATTTTTTTCCTTGGTTATTCATCTGTGATGTATCATATGTTTTGGCAAAGATATCTCGCTTTACCGCTCCATAGTCACCGGGACCGTGACGAACGATTACATCTTCCCCGTTTCTAAAGTGTAAGTCTCCCCAGCTGGTATGTAGTACACCATCTCTGTCTGCCAATTTGGCAATCTTGGGAATCTTTTTAGGTGTTGCAGTACCATCTTCATTGTCATCGTATAATGTTTGAAATTTTTCAACTGTGATGGGATATTTTTCACCCTTTGGACCTGTCATAATTTTATGACCAGGCAGATATTTCATTGGACCTTCCAGTGTTTCCACAGTGCCTGGGTGGCTCGCAGTGTCATAGTGTACTGGGGTAGGGTGCTTGAATGTAGCAAAGGCCCCAGTCTTGAACCATGCATCATTGATATCATCAGGTGATTCATTGACAATGTTTAATAATTTTCTAATTTCCATCAGAGTTCCGGTAATTCGCTATAGTTGACTGTATCTGACATAACTCCTAAAACATAATTGGTTGATTCATTTTCTTGTAGAGCAGTTTGTTTTTTATCAATATTGATATGCTTGTTGAACCAAGGAATAGGGCTATACTTTGGATGTTCTTCTGTATATTTAACTCCAATATCTTTCAGTCTATTAAAAGCAGTGTAGTCTACGAAATCACTCAATATCGTTTCATTCAATCCAATAACAGGACCTAACTTAAACAAATACTTAGCCCAGTCTTTTTCTTCACGTATCACATCTAGGTACATCTGATATACCTCACTTTCGCAATCTTGTTTTGCTTGTACAAATCTTGCATCATCTTTAATTACTTGATTAATTAAATATGCAGTCCATTCAGTATGCAACAACTCATCTTGTAGTATCAAACTGATAATGTTTCCGTTACCAATGTAAATCTTGTTCTCTACCATAGCCAGACTTGTTGCAAAACTAACCATAAATCTTAACGCTTCCAATGCATAACTGGCATTCAATGCTAACCAAATACTGTTGATATGCTCTTGATCGGTTACTTTAGTTGCATCTAATTCTTTTAAACAATTTAATTGATGCAAATTTTCATAGTAACGTCCAATATTAGCCGCCATTCCCACAATTTCTTGTGTGTCATGTATCTTGTTGAATTCTTCTTTAGGTACACCATATACATTACGAATAATGTGACTATAACTCTTACTATGAATATTGGTCTCAAAGAAACTCCAGTTGCTAACTAGTGCTTCCAATTCAGGTAAACTGATTACTGGACTGAATACTTGATTAGGTGCACGACCTTGTATGCTATCCAGTGCAGTTTGGCGCAACAAATTACTAGTAAAGATATGCTTAATAGCATCGCTTGAGTCTTTGTGATCACTCTTGTCTTTGGTCAATGAAATTTCTTCTGGTTGCCAAAAGAAACCTCTTGCAGTTTCTTCATATTTGGCAATCTTGGGGTATTTCACCTCCTCAAAACGTTGCACAGTTACCGGACCTGCTGGATCTAAAAACATTGTGCGTTTTAGATAGTCGGTAGGTTTGCTTAAGTTGTATTGTTCTTTTGACATTTATTATCCTATTTGATTTAGTGCTTGTTTTAATGAATCCACTGTTGCATCAATGTTCATCAATTTGTCTATTCCAAATAGTCCAATTCTGAATGTTTGAAAATCCGCACGTTCGCCCACTTGCAAGGGCACACCTGCGGCTGTTTGATAACCCAAACTTCTAAACTTACTGGCATTTTGTATATCTTTATCAGTAGTATAACATACTACTACGCCAGGTGCATGGTATCCATTTTTTGCTACGCTTGGATATCCATATGCCATTAGCATATCCCTCACCTGTTTACCCAAATCATACTGTCTGTTTTTAAGATAATCAAATCCTAGACCTTCTGTTTCAATCATGGTATCACGCAGTTCCCGTAATGCGTTTGTAGGCATTGTGGTGTGATAGATGAATGCGCCTTTTTCATATGTGTCCATGATTTGAGTCCACTTGAGCACATCCATGCTATAGCTTGAACTTTTTGTAGCATTCAATACTGTTCTAGCACGACTACTCATGGCAATCAGTGCACAACAGGGCGCACTTGACCAACCCTTCTGCGGCGCAGTGATTACTATGTCAATGTTTAATTGTTTCATGTCTACCCATGCAGCACCACTAGCAATACAATCTAATACAAACAATGCATCAACATCACTGCATGCTTGACCTATTTGTGCTAGATAATCATCAGGCAGTATCATACCACAACTTGTTTCAACGTGCGGTGCAAATACTACTCCTGGACGTTCTTTATGAATATAGTCAACTACATCATTAATATCTGCCGGAACAAATGCTGCCTGTGCACTGTCTTCAATTTGAGTACCTGTAATTACTTCTACTTTTGCATCACCAGTAATATTACCCATGTCAAATATCTGTGTCCAACGATAACTGAACCAACCATTGCGAACAATCAATACAGATTTATTGTTGGCAAACTGTCTAGCAACTGCTTCCATACCAAATGTGCCACTACCGGGTACAATAACTGAACTATCAGCATTGTATGCCTTTTTTAATATTCTACTGATATCCTTCATAATATCAACAAATTCATCACTCATGTGATTTAAACTTCGGTCAGTATAAACTACTGAAAATTCTTTTAAGTTATTGTATGTCATGTTCCTCTTCTGGTGGTTTGGGCCACTCATCTCCGTCGTATTGTATTTCTATAGCACCATCTGTGTCAACAGTGATACTGACTACATCTGGTTGATTTAGTGCTATTATTATGAATTCTTTATCTTCATCCATAATAAATGGTTGTTTAACTGCGTAATAATCAAACAATATTTTTAATTTTTCATCTACTGTGCAATTTTCAGGAAAAGTAAGTGTCATTGTTATCCTTTATAATACACATGCTTCACATTCATAATCATTTAATTCACTATCAGGTTTAGTGAATTGAACAATATTGTCAGTTTCATTTAAACTTGCTTTACTACCAACCTTATTGATCAAACTATAATACATGGTTTTTAAGCCCCATTTACTAGCCAACATCAAATTTTTAGTAATCAGTGTAGCTGGAATCTTTCCCTCTTCAAAATGAGCAGGATTGTAGAATGTGTTTGTGCTGATGCTTTGGTCCACATAAGCAGCCAACACTGCACTGGTTTTCAAGTAATCCACACAATCACGTTGTTCCCACATCAGTTGATATCTGTTCTTGAGTTTCTTGAATTCAGGAACCACTTGTACAAATAAACCAGCTTTTGATTCTTTGATACTGATCAGTTCCATTGGCATCTCAATACCATTTGTTGAATTCAAAACCACTGAACTGGATTCTACTGGTGCGATAGCCATCAGTGTAGCATTTCTTATTCCATATTGCAATAGATTTTGGCGAAGTGTTTCCCAATCCAAAGTGGGAGTAAAATCAGTGAGTTCGTTGACTCCGGGGTTGCGTCTTTCCCAGGGAAACACACCTCGACCATAATATGTTTGCGCACTCAATTCACATGCACCTTTGTCTTTTGCCAACTCAACACTGGCCTCAGTGAGAAAGTATGCCTGATGTTCCATCCAGCGCTTGACTTCTGCCAGTGCTTCGGGGGTGCCATAAGTTAGATTTCTTTTTGCATGCCAATAAGCCAGATTGGTTACCCCCACACCCAGAGGTTCAAATTCTTTGTTGGCCAATTCACTCTGCACCGACAAGAAATCTTGATAACTCAAGATGTTGCTTAAACATCTTACCAGCAGTCTGCAGGCTTTGCGCATCTGTTGTGGATTGGTAAAGCTACCCCAATTTATGCTACCGAGAGTGCACAAGGATATGCGGCCGGTGGCATCTTCAATACGTTGAAAAGGCCGTGTGGGTAAAAGGATTTCTTGGCAAAGGTTACTTTGATAGATGGGGTTGACTGTGGTATCAAATGATCCCTGTGCAATAACATTGTCAATGTTTACCAAATATATGCGACCCGTATCTGTACGCTCTTTGAGTATACCATCTTTGAATATTTCCACTGCTGGTATGATTTTCTTTTTCTTGGTCTTGTCTTGCTCGTATTTTAGATAGAGAGTTTCAAATTCTGCACTGTCTCGGTAATAGGCTTCATAGAGATCGGGTACCTCATGCGGATCAAACAGTGTAATGGTTTGGTTGTTTCGGTAACGATTCCAAAACATTTTATTAACCACCACTGAGTAGTCCATAAAACGTACACGATTTTCTTCTGTGCCCTGATTGTTCTTGAGCACGATAAGGTCTTCAAATTGGTAGTGCCATATGGGAAATGTAACTGTGCAACTTGCGTTGCGTACTCCACCCTGCGAACAGCTGCGTAAATCAGCAAACCATTTTTTCAAGAATGGAATCATGCCTGTGTGCTTGATTTCACCATTGCGGATAGGAGCACCCAGTGGACGGATTCTTCCAATCTCCAATCCTATGCCAGCACGTTTACTGGCATACTTGGCCATCATCTCACCTGCAGCAAATATGCTGTCTAGCGTATCGTCACTGCTAATAAGCACACATGAACTAAATTGTTTAGTAGTGGTGCCAAGACCGGCAAGAACGGGAGTAGCCAAAGTAAAATGACCATCACTCGCACACTCATAGTATTCTTTAACATATTTCAATCTCTTTTCTTTTGGTTCTGCATGAAAAGCAGTGGCGGCAGCAATGGCATACCTCACCTGGGGACTTTCATAAATGGTACCTGTTGCACGATTTTGTACCAAATATTTTTCACATAATTGAGCAATAGCGGCATAAGTATAGTTTTCATCCTTAGCGTGATCAATGAATAAATCAATGATATCCCATTCATCTTCTGTATACCATTCTAGTAATTCGGCGGTATACATGCCCAACTCCACGTTCTTTTTAACGATGCTATAAAGTTTAGGAGGTTCATACTCACCGTATACTTCTTTACGTAACATACTAACTTTTTGTCTACCTGCTACGTATTGATAATTTACATTATTAATGTCTGGATTTTCTGATTCGTCAATTAAATCAACCATTGCTTTAAGCAATAATTCGTCTATTGTTTTAGTTTTTATACCATCATGTAATTCTATTTGTGCTTTGATTTCAATCATGCTAGGGCTAACATT